ATAACCTGAAGGATTTTTTTTATTATCTTTAAGTAATGATTTTAAAACCCCACAACTATTACCTTCTTCTCTTGATACATTTCCTTCACAAGGAAAAATTTTCAATTCTGATACATCCATAAAAACACATTTGTCTCCAAGTTCTTCTTTAAGATACATTGCAATAATTTTGGACTTTGGGATATCAATATTTTTTTCATCCCAATTAAATCGGTTTGAACAACTTAATAATAAAACTTTTTCTTTCTTTTTTAATATGTCCAAAGTTTGTTTTAACTTTTTCGCACCACCCTCTTGGACCATATTTTCCAAAAGCATCATTTTTCTTATCTTCTCAATTTCTTCTTGTATTATGTTAGACATATAGATAAATACTTTTTAAAATAAAAAATCCCGACCTAGCTCGGGATAACACATCGGATTTGTTTAAGAAGAACATCCAAAACAATCAAAATCACTATTCTCAGGTTTTGGAGGTAAATTCATATAACTATAGTCTACCTTTGGTGGTTCAGGGGTTGGATTTGGTTTTTTTATTTTTGATGTATCAATTGCTAAGTGTTTTGCTCCTGTTGAAATTGCCTTTGTTCTTACATAGTAACAAAGTGTTTTCAATCCTTTTTCCCATCCGTAAAAATGTGATGAAGAAATTTTAGACAATGTCGGATTACCCATATAGATATTCATTGATTGTGATTGGTCAATAAATGGTGCTCTGTCAGCCGCCATCTCAATCAATGATTTTTGTGATATTTCCCAAATTGTTTTGTACTTCTCAATTAAGTGCTCGATTCGTTTAACTTTGAAATTATATCTTTTATCTTCAGGGTCCAAATAATTCAAGAAGTTAATTCCTTGTACCGACCCTTCATTCATAATGATTTCGTTTTTTAAATCTTCAGACCAAATACCAATCTTTTCAAAATCACTAATCAAATACTTGTTCACAATCATAATCTCACCACCAACAACACGTCGGTTAAAGATTGCCGAGTGAGCGGGTTCAGTCATTTCATACGAACCTGTAATCTTAGCTGAAGATGCCACAGGCATTTGAGCGGTAAATAAAGAGTTACAAACACCGTATTTACTAACATTCTCTTTTAGAATATCCCAAGGCCATCTTCCCGATAATTCATCTTCTTTCAATCCCCACATATCAAATTGGAATACTCCCTGATGCATTGGTGAACCTTTAAAGTAAGCGTATGGGTCATAGTCACCTTCCATACACAATCTATTACTTTCAGTGATAGCTGCGAAATAAATGGTTTCAAAAATTTCTTTATTCAATTTACGCGCTTCATCAGATGTGAAGATATAATCCATTAAATAGAATACGTCCGCAAGTCCCTGAGTTCCGATAGCAATTGCTCTTTGTTCCAACCCACCTTTACGTCCTTTTTCAGTTGAGTAGTTGTTAATATTAACTACTTTGTTCAACGCTCTTACAACTTTACGTGTTTCCTCATACAACCCTTTGAAATCAAACTCTCCATCTTTAACGTAGTTCTTTAATACCATAGAAGATAGAGTACAAATTGCAGTTGTCTTTTCATCAGTATATTGGTAAATCTCATTACAAAGATTTGATTGTTTGATTACACCGATGTTCTGATGGTTTGTCTTTTTGTTAGCACTATCTTTAGAACATAGATATGGAACACCTGTTTCAATTTGAGATTCAATAATCTTATTCCAAACCTCTTGAGCTTTAACTTTTTTACCAAGACCTTTATTAACCGCCAACTGATAATTCTCTTCATATTCAGTACCGTAACTTTCTTGTAATGGTTTGATACCTGCTTTTATAATATCGTTTGGACAAAACAAATACCAATCATCATTGTTTTTAACTGCGTTCATAAAGTTATCAGGAATCCAAAGTGCGGTGAACAAATCACGAGCTCTTAACTCTTCAGCACCTGTGTTCTTTTTAATCTCCAATAAATCAAAGATATCTTTGTGCCAAGGTTCCAAATAGATTGCCGCAGAACCCGGTCTACGTCCTTGTTGGTTAAAGAAACGAAGTGACTCGTTAACAATCTTTAAGTATTTCAAAAGTCCACCAGCATATCCACCTGAAGATGAAATACGACTTTCCTTACTACGAATGTTAGACATTGATAATCCGATACCCGCAGCATCAGATGAATATGTTGAAATGTCTTTCATAGTATTCAACAATCCTTCACGAGAATCTGAATCATTATAATGAAGAACACAAGACGCAAGTTGTGGAACTTTTGTTCCTGCGTTAATCATAATTGGGGTGGCCGGAGATATTCTTTGGGTTGACAATGATTGGTAATATTCAACCGCCTCTTCAAATGTATTAGTCACCCAAAGAGCAACTCTCATATACATATGTTGTGGTCTCTCAACAACTTTACCATTTGATAACTTTAACAAATACATTTCAGCAAGTGACCTCCAAGCAAAATAATCAAAGTTATAATCATTATCGTGATTAATTACTTCATCAATTTTACTTGGTCCGTAAGATTCAACTATCTCCATTAATTCATTACTAACAACACCCTCAACGTGTAAGGTATGCATTGTGTTCGAAAAACTTGGGTCGGTTTCTTTGTGGTAAGATGAAATTGCGACTGACGAAGCCAAACGAGAATAGTCGTGGTGACTACCTGTAAAGGCTGCAGCAATTTCGTAAATTAACTTATCTAACTCTTTGGTGGTAATAAGACCCTCAGTAGGTACTGAGGTTATTACTTTAATAAAGATTTCGTCAGAATTAACATTTAAACCTTTTGAAGCTCGTTTAATTCTTTGGTAAATTTTTTGTGGGTTAAACGACGCATCGTCCCCACTACGTTTTTTAATTTTTAATGACATCATAGTTTATAAAGATAGTAAATTAAAAGTCATCAGTAAAGGAGAGGGTCTCATTTAACTTAGCTTTTTGATATTCGACTGTTCTAGATTCAAAGAAATTACCTTTTGTTTCAACAGCAATTTGTTCCATAAATTTAAATGGTTGTTCAACATTAAATTGTTTTTTACATCCAAACTTCACAAGTAATCCATCAACAACAAACTCAAGATATTGTTTCATTAAATTCTGATTCATACCAATAAGTGAAACCGGTAATGATTCAGTAATGAATTCTTTTTCAATTTCTAATGCCGATAATAGAATTTCTTTAATTTTCTTTTCACTTGGTTTGTTTTCAACGTGATTGTTCAACAAATGAATTGCAAAATCACAATGTAAATTTTCATCTTTAAAGATTAAAGAATTTGCATTACACAACCCTTGCATAATACCACGAGACTTTAACCAAAAAATTGAACAGAATGAACCTGAGAAGAATATACCTTCAACTGCGGCAAACGCCACCAATCTTTCTTGGAAAGACGCATTTTCAATCCAATCCAAAGCCCATTTAGCTTTCTTTTGAACCGCCGGAAGATTATCCAATGCGGTGAAACATTTATTTTTTTCCTCCTCATTTGAAACGTAAGTGTCAATAAGAAGAGAATACATTAACGAATGGATGTTCTCCATCGCAAGTTGAATTCCGTAAAAGAATTTTGCTTCAGGGTATTGTACTTCACGGTAAAAATTTTCCGCTAAGTTTTCATTAACAATACCATCCGATGCCGCAAAAAACGATAAAATATTTTTAACAAAATATTGTTCATTTTCTGATAAATTTTCCCAATCTCTGATGTCTCCACTTAAATCAATTTCTTCAGCGGTCCAAAACGCCGCTTGGTGCATTTTGTAATATTCCCATATATCATTATGTTCTATCGGGAAAATTACAAATCTGTTTGGGTTTTCTACTAATATTTTTTCCATATGTTTTTAATTAAATCTGTTTTAATAATTATGCTTGTTGTTGTTTTCTTTTCTCCATAATCTCTTTAATTCTATTTCTATTTTTTTCCTCTTTTTGTTCTTCAAGTCCAAGGAATGTCATAGAACTTTCTGTATCAATTTCTAACATTTCATTGTTAAATTTACAGTTTTCAAATACAACACCATCTTTACCAATTCTTGACTTTGTAATAGCAATTGTTGCAAGATTTAATTCTTTTTGTTGTAATGATTTTGCTACAGTAATAATCACGTGTCCAACCTGAGCTTTCTTAATTGACCCACCCATTTGGTCCGTAGTTACAACATCTGATGATATTGAACTTCTGTTACCTTGGGTTGCGGTCCATCCTGCGATATCCAATTCGTGACACATCGATTCAAATGCTCTCATTACCGAACCTTCAGATTTCCATTCATCTTCCAATACCTTTTCAGGTGTTACACAATCAATATAGTCTAAAATAACCATATCAATGTGATTACCATCAGCAATCATCTTACGAATTTGATTTTTAATCTGACCCATAGTTAATGTATCAGAAGGTAACTTCTTCATAATTAATTTATTGGTCATTGTGTCTTTAATCTCCGCAACCTTTGCCAACACTTTTTCTTTATGGTTCCCTAAGTCGTCAGGAGCGATACCCGTCCAACACGTAAAATGTTTTCTCTGAATAATTTTATAGTTATCCTCAAAAAAGATTTGAAGAACATTGAACCCCATATTAAATGCGTTATTCGCAATTTTAGTGGTTAGTGTTGATTTACCAACACCTGTTGGTGCTAAT